CTCCCAAGGCAATTCATCGCTCGATGCCGTAACTTCACCTGTTTCCCGATCAACTTGAACCGTCTCAGTCGGTGATACAGGTAAAACAGTAACAGACTTAACGTTATGACTAGCGTACTCACTTGGCATCTCCTCTTGTGTGTATAACCCGCCTAATTCCTGAATAAATGCTTCTCTTATAGCTAATGACTTCGCGCATTTAGCAAGCATCACTGATGGCATCTGCTTCCAAATCGGTGAAGGCTTGGCGTACTCATGCATGTAAGCAGTCGCAACGCTTGGGTACTTCCTATCCTTACGGTGAACTTTGACCGTACACGCAACCAGGTTCTTTCCATCAAACTCATTCGTCACTTCCATCCCGTCAAATTGCGGGTGACTGTTTGCAATACGAAGGAATCCATTGATTCCAGTCATAAGCTGCAGGCGACCGTTAGCCTTGATCGCCCAGACTTCTTTTGTAAGCGGATTCAGCCCGGTTGTTTTGCAAATTTCTACAAAAAGTTGAAACTCTGCATCCGTCAGTTCCTTGGCTATGCTGTTGCGCAGTGCGTGCAGCATCTCCAAATTATTGTGTTGTGTTGTTAGTTCTTTAGTCATCTTGTCTCCTTGTTGTTTAGCCCGTAGGCTTTTCACGCACCTTACTCTGTTTACAGCGGCATCGCAAGGTGGTTTTTGGTTAAAAAATTCTGCCAAGATGAAATTCTAAAAATTTTTCACTTGGCATTTTGGTTTTGACAGGGGTGCGTTTCTAAACTGCTTGATATGCCTAACACCCCGCAAAGATTGCATAGCAGTACGCAAAAATTGCGTAACGACAATGCCCCGACAATCAGCCGGAGAATGATGGCAGAATGCCACCATGCCGACCTCACTCAGCCTTTGATACACCTCTCCTGTTAGTAGCTTATAGCTACCTCATACCTGTACCCTCCAGTGATACACCTACCGTTACGGCAGGAAGTTTAGACTCGGTCCCTGCATAGGCTGCCCGAGAGCATCGTTCGGTAAAATCGATGTTACCGTGCGCTGGTACGTATGGTTGGGATCGCCGAGTCTATTGCGTAGCCAGTCCGTAGACTCCCTCTCGGTTGTCACAACGCTATACCCGGTGCCCCAAGGACCGGCATAACGCCCTTGCGGGATGGGAATAGCAGGGCCAAACGGCGGCGCAACGGGTACTACTTCATTCGGATAGAGATTGCCAAATCCAGCAGCACCGGCAAGATTGCCAACACCGTTTGCAGCTAGGTATTCAGCAGCGGTTTGAGCGTGTGCAGTGGTCGCACAGGCAAGTAATATAGTGAGTGTGATGTATTTCATAGTGTCTCTTAATTAAGTCGATTAATTGTCATAGTGTGTGCCTGCTTTAAATTAAATGCCAATCAACGCCTTTCGTTGTGCAGGTGTAAATTATTACATTGTCTTTCAATCGTTGTTTACCGCAATCAATAGAGGGAAATTGATTTAGAAATAATTCAATTGCCCAATTTTTATCGTTCGAATAACAGGTATAAATGACCTGATTAAAATCTCCATCAACGAAACAAAATAAAGTTATATCAGGTTTTTCTGATAAAGGTCGCTGTTTCAATTTTCCCATATAAATTCCCTTGTAGTATCTCTCCTTGTTAGTCGGCTTATGTTCCTCTTATTCTTCAATTAAGCTATCTGCTAGTAATGAAAGACTCGCGGGGTTATGCGTAAACGCATTATGCAGCCCAACATCATCAGCCCATTGATTAAATTTATGACGTTCTAAACTAGCAACGTTGCGCCAAGTCCCGTTCTGATATCGACACTGTATCGTTGCCGTATCTTCGTTACCAAGCACTCGATAACCGTAGCCGCCAAACGCATCACGATTGCGCATAATCTCTTTTTTTCGTTTCATATGTATCTCCTGGTCTGGTAGCGACATGCTAACCATGCACGCCCCAACCATGGGGCGTGTCTGGTCTACACGGTTACAATGCAAACAAAAGGACAAGACAGGGATAGGCTAGAACTAGCAAAACGATAGTGCCTAGCATTTCAGATATGTTTTCGTTCATAAGTGTATCCTTGTTGGTTGGTTAATTCCAATAATTGCCTAGCTTAAATTCTGCTACTGCGTGTCTCACAATGCTCTCCGCTGCCATCATGCGGATAGCCTTGGGAAACATCCCCGACCATGAATCACTCATGCTGCCGAATTCACGGCGATATTGTTTAGCAGCAGGAATTAGACAATACCGATCAACGTAGGCAATCGCCCGCTCTAAATCAAAATTACCTGCTTGATGCTTTTTGCTCAGCGTCCGCATTACTGGAGTAATGAAGGCACTCGTATTGGTGGCGTACTGTTCAATTTCAGCTACTATTGATTCTGTCGTGTCGTATCCCATAGGTGTCTCCTTAGTTGGTTAATTATTGATTTAATGACGTCACTGTTTGACAGAGTTTCGTGACTCGTTCAGTCAGACGAGTAACGCACTCATCAACCATGTCAACGTAGTAACCGTCATCTTCAAATTGCTTTTTGTCGTTATACGAACAAGCGCCCATATACTGAGACTCCGTGATGTCGTGAAACGTCACGGTTACACACACGCAGCACCAAGCCCACGAATTCCATTCGGACTCTTTAATTACGTGGTCTATGTCACGCTGGTCTTCAAATACATCCTTGGGGTGAAGATATTCAGCTTCCGGTGTCACCGTTATAGAGCAATGATTCAGGATGTATTGGTGTAACTTGTTTGTCATACGTGTCTCCTTAGTTGTTGTTACCTCGGCTAGTCACTGCCAAGTACGACTAGGTTACACTATGAAGGTTTCGCTGTAAACGGAGAAAATGTAGAATTGGTAGTATTTGATGATTGACCCTACGAGTATCCTCTAAGTGTGCATAACCTGATTTTGACTAAGAAGGAGATAGAAGAGGGCGTTACGAGGCGTAGGCTGCGCCACAGTCGCCAATCTCAAGGCATCCTATATACTACGGTGCGTGCGCGCTTGGGCCTGTCACAGAGCGCTATGGCTGATTTAATGGGATTGCCGCGATACGCAATCGTGAACAGGGAACGTACCAAGCGGGTTTACACGGTAGAGGAACTAGTAGCGCTGCACACACTGTCAGGATTGACGGACATAGAGTGGTGTCAGTTGCTCAGAGACATAGCTAAGTCACAGTAATCATTACATGCCAACACCTAACCCCGCAGAATCACAGAAGATAATTTACTTAACGAGAAATAGAAAACTATTAAGCAACCTAGCCTCCCTCCGCCCCAACGGAATCAATAGGTTAGGCAGGGCAAGGGGTAGTCTGATTCCAATGAGATACGCGCTAACTGCCAGTCCCGGCATGGTTTTCGGTTTTGGTTTCAATTTGAAAACGGAGGGTCGAGGACAAGCGGCGGCATCTAACCCCCCACAAAAAATTCCCAATATCCCATTCAAACACAGTTATGTCTGACGAAACTGATAAGCCATCCCAGGAAAGTGATTCTGCCATTGAGCCAGAGGTAGTGGTTGAGGCTGACGGCGTTGAAAAAAATTTATCCCCCAAGTTTGTCATGCCACCACCGAGGGCGCAGCGTAGGAAGGACTACAGTGATCAGATAGTGCCCAAGGATGCTGAGATTGCGGGAGCGGTTGAGAGGCTAGGTAGGCTAGGGCTTAGTAAGCAGGCGGTGTCGATTGCGTGTAGGGTTACGCTTGAGCAGTTAAATCGCTTGTATATTGAAGAGTATGAGGTTGGCCGGGCTAACATGCAGGAGGTTGTGGCCAGGGGTTTAATGGAGCAAGCGTTAGCTGGCAACCCGCAGATATTGATGTATCTGGGGAAGAGTAAGTTGGGATGGACCGAGGCTAACGTTGTGGAGCATGTAGGTGAGATAAGGGCGGTAGTTAGTGCCAAGCCGCTTAGTCGGGATGAGTTTGTGGCTAAGTATTTGGAGAAGGATACTGATGACTAGCTATGATCATGAGCATTTGAGGCAGGAGTATTTCAAGAGTCTTAGTTTACCGGTTATTATGCCGTGGTTACGGGTGACTGAGTTTGCGCCTACGCCATTTACTGAGGTGTTAGTTACCGGGCCGACTCATAAGCATCAGGTAGGGTATTTGGATTGTGCTGCCGGGTGTTGGATTGTTGGTGATCGGGCGGTAGGGTTTGACGTGTATCCGCATTGGATGCCATTACCTACTCCACCCTTTTATGACCAAAAAGAAGCGTAAGGCTACCAGGCTGAATTCGCCGGTTGATGTCTTTTATCGATGTCCCAAGTGTGACTGGATAGGGTATTGTGTGACTGATAGGTATTACCTTCAGTGTGCTCAATGCAAGCGAGTATTTGGCTGGAAGGGTAAGGGTAGGAATGTGACTAGGGAGATATATGACAGAAGATTTGAAAACACCTGAGCAGGAGAATATGAACGATTTAGACAAAAATTATAAAAAATTAAGGCAATTTGCGCTTACATATATTGTTAGAAATATAGAGCCACACGGTGATGTTCTTGTTCTTAGAAATTTACAAAACTGCTTTATTGCCGGTTACAATTACGGTCGGTTGCTGACAACGCAAGAAATTACCCAATGTGCAGAAATGGCAGCGTGGTCTAATCCACGTTTTTCTTTGGAAACGTTACTATTTCCGCTTGGCTCATTCTTATTGGGTATGCTCATTCGGGGGTGGTTATGACTAAAACGCCTGAGCAGTTAGCCGTTGAATGGCTAAAAGAAGAATATGGCGACACTTCAAATTGGACCTACATGGGACAAGAAATGTCGCTTGATGCTTTTTATGCTGGCTACCAAGCCGCGAAGCCTCAATGGATCAGCGTTAAGGAGCGGCTGCCGGAAATTCCAGACAATGACTACAGCAATCGTGTTTTATTGCTCAGAGCAGATAGATTTATAGTAATTGCCAGAATAGAAAAATGTGTTCGATTTGTGCGTCCTTTTCAGGAAGCCTTCTTTATTGAAACTGAGGACGGGGACCAAATTGAAGAGTTTACCCACTGGATGCCGCTGCCTAAGCCACCGGAGGGGGAAAAATGATCTTTATAGACGATGTTGATAGCGATGAATTGTCTTTAAAAGCATGTGTTTATGCTAACGATGCTGGCTGGAAACGATATGGTGGTGAACCTTCTTATGAAGTTAATAGTGCATTTATTGAAGGCTATATGGCCGGATACCGGGCTGCAATAGCAGATGAAAAAACGAGGTACGCAGAGGCTAAACAGCTAATTGAAGAAACGCACAAAAAAGAACGAGAGTTATATTTAGCTACCATTTATAAAGGAACAAAAGAGGAAGCCATTAAGTTGCTAGAAAACAAGTTAACGGAGCAAGGCAAACTATTGTTGGACAAGATGAGGGCAGAAAAGTTCGAGGATTAGCCATGTTAAAGCATGTAGCAGTAGAGGCGCATGATTGGGTGTTTATTGATTACGATGGACCAGACTTTCCGCGTCATTTACCTTTGTTCATTGGGCGCGTTTTAGCGGTTAGTAAAAAAGGAAGGCAATTTATTACATGGTTTGACCATGAAACTGATGAGTGGGACTTGTCATATCAACTACCTTTAGCGCCCGATGATCAAATAATTGCGTGGACGCAAGTTTCTAATCCCGTTATTGATGATATGAAGTAGTTGCGGCTGGTTGTCTAATGGTGGGCGTTTTTACTGTTTCCTGCCCCGGTAGGCATTTATCAAGTACCGAAGATTAACAGTGTCAGGGATTGGACAGCCGCATGAACGTTAGTGAGCGGATAGTATGGAGTCCCCAGCCTGGCCCGCAGGAGATGCTTGTTAATTGTCCAATAACCTTGATTGGCTATGGCGGCGCCAGAGGCGGGGGAAAGACCGATGGGGTGTTAGGCAAGATTGCCGTAGACCAAGAGCGTTACGGAAGCGACTTTAACGCTATTTTCTTTCGTAAAGAGTTGCCGCAGGCTGATGATCTTATTGAACGGGCCAAGCAGATTTACCTACCCTTACATGCTCACTGGCAGGATCAGAAGAAGCAGTTTACGTTTCCCAATGGGGCAAGGTTACGGTTCAGACCGTTAGGGGATGATGGTGATGCTGAGAAGTATCAGGGGCAAAACCTGTCGATGGCTTGCGTGGAAGAGGCGGGAAACTTTGCCGACCCTAGCCCGATTTACAAGCTATTCGGTGCGCTCCGAGGTAAGGGTAATCCACAGATTATTCTAACCTTTAACCCTGGCGGCGTAGGGCATCACTGGCTGAAAGAATTGTTTATACGGCCAGCGCCAAAGGGGAAGAAGGTACTAACTAAGAAACTAGGGAATGGATCTAGTTTTGAGTACATCTATATCCCTTCAAGGATCGGTGACAACCAGATACTTTTAGCGCAGGATCCCGGTTACGTTGATCGGCTTCATTTGGTTGGTAGTCCTGAACTAGTCAGGGCATGGCTAGAGGGCGATTGGGAGATCCATGAAGGTAGCTATTTTCCAGAATTTAGTTCACGGCATATTGTCCCTGCTTTTAACATCCCTAAGCATTGGCCTCGTTATCTCGGTTATGATTGGGGCTACCGTAGTCCTTTTGCCGCTGTGTGGGGCGCTGTTAGTTCTGGACGCGATGACGCGGGTAATGAGGTCCCATACCCCAAAGGTGCCATTGTCATTTACCGAGAAATGTGGGGAAAAGGGGTCGATAACGTTGAGCAAGCAAACAGAATTGCAGCGGCTTCCGTTGGCGAAAGTGTCCATGCTGCAGCGGACCCCTCTATATTCAATACCCAGGGTGGACCCTCAATAGCTGACCAGTTTCATGCGGTGTTTGCCAAATACAAACATCCTTCGTTTCGCATGGCCGATAATGACAGGCAGAGCGGCTGGTCGCAGATCAGACAACGCTTGGTAGCCAAGCCAGCCCTACTGTATATTACGACCCAGTGTCCGTACTTGTTAGAAACATTACCGGCACTTGCTATCGACAAGCGGCACCCCGAAGATGCAGACAGTACCGGAGAGGATCATGCTTGTGATGCTTTACGGTATCTGTGTAAAGAACGGTTGATAGACAGTAAATGGGAACAACCGACAGAAGTGTTGAACAAGGGCATGGTTAAGTTACAAGCCTACATTGCGCAAGTTAGAGCGCAACAGAACAGAGCAAGGATATGAAGATAAAGCCGTTGGTCGAAAAGTTTAGCGGGGCGTACTGGAAGAGTGAGATCGGCAAGGCTGAGGATAGAAGCAAACAGTTTGTAGAGTTAGCAGAAGAGTCCGTTAGGGTTTACAACGCACAAAAGCAAGTAGGTATTCTAAATGACACCGAACGAAGGCTTAATAGTTGGTGGTATTGCATTAATACTTTGCTCCCTGCTTACTATTCCAGCACACCTAAAGCGGAAGTAACCCTTCGCAAACGTGCCGGCGGTGTTATTGAAGAGATGAGCGCCGTCATTCTTGAGCGCAATATCCAATACTCGATGGATATGGACTGTTCATTTGACTTGGTTGGTTACAACGCAGCTTTACAGTTTTTGCTCACTGGTCGTGCTGTTTTGTGGGCTAGGTATGAAGCTGAGATCGAAGAGGATGAAGTAGAGATTGCTTTATTCCAGGGGCCGGATGGTGTCTTAGTTGATGACAAGGGCCAGCCTTTTGAGGGTAATACCAGCAAGAGTAGACCTGGTCCCGGCGGGTTGGTGTTAGTCAAAGTACCGCAGGAAACTAAGGAAGAAGAATACGCGATTCTCGATGCAGTTCAGTATAACGATTACCTTTGTTCTGATGCTAGGAATGAGACAGAGGTAGAGTGGCGCGGTCGTCGTGCATATTTAACACGTACCCAAGCTGAAAAGATGTTTGGGGCTGAGATAGCTGATGACCTCAACTACGATTCGTTTCCTGATAAAGATAAGAAATATAAGTATCAGGATCAGACTAAGTATGAGGGCAAAGCTGAACTATACGAGATATGGTGCGAAGAGACAGAGCGCGTTTATTGGGTTCACAAGAACAGCGACAA